ACGACTACTTGCGCAACTTGGGGCATCATGTGATCGTCGGACGAGGGCAGGAAGATGCTAAAGAAAAGATGCGAAACCTAGGGTTTGTACCTAAGAATTGATGCTTTTTTTTGGGTATTATGCTTCTCACACCAACCCGCAACCGGACCGGAGCCAACATGAACCTTAAAAAACTTGACGAATGCCGCCAGGCCTTTACCGCTGCTGAGGCCGCAGCGTATGACAGTCTTGGGAATGTCATCAACGCCGCCGCCCTGCAAGACCAAGTGGTCATGGGTACTTGGACTTGCTGAGGGGAAGAGGCATGAAAATAATTGGACACGTAAGCGATAGTGTTGGGCATGGGGAGGTGGTGCAATGTGGTAAGTGTGGCACCGATATTCGCGATGACCACGGGTACGCATTGAGCAACGGCACATACATTTGCCGGGGTGGTGACAAGTGTTCTATGAGGCAGGCAAAGAGTCGCCTTGCCACGATGGCAGCAAGGGGTGAAAAACCTCGTTGGATAAAGTAGGAGAATGATATGTATCAAGATCGTTTTGACATTGTTGAGGCCCACCTGCTGGCGTACATGCACTGCCACGGGGGGGCTAGCCGCGCGTCGGATGCGCTGGCAGATGCCAATTTCAACGCGCCAGCCAAGGCCGACGCCACCGGTCGCCAGTGGCGTTTAGCCGGCTTTGCGGCGCACGCCGAGCTGTGGCGCGCTGACGACGCCAAATTGATGGCGCACGGCTGGGCCGTCTGCGATCCCGGCGATGAGCCGGATCACGCAACGTGGTCCACGACAACCACCGAGGCCATTGCGCGTCAGTGGTTTGCTCAACGTGTGCCTTTCTTTTGAACCACAACCCAGCCCGGCCCAGCGCCGGGCACCAAGGAGCCCCCATGATTTCAGACACCCTCTTCGCCATAGCCCTAGGTCTAGCCGGCGCCACATTCCTTTTCTTTGCCCTGTCATGATCGCAACCAAACACAAGCTCCTGCTCGCCAACGCTTTCGGCATTGCCGGATACAAGCGCGCCTTGTTCGACGCGCTCAACGCCTCGGTGGCGGAAGAGTGCGATGGCGAGCGCCTGGTAGCGCTTAACTTTGCAGACGGCTCGCGCCTGGTGTTCGCATGAACGGCGCCCCGCCCTGCCCGCTGGGCAGCGTAGAGTTCGTCTACGACATTGACGAAGTAGACCAGCCCTTGGTCTGCCACCTTGACTACGAGCCCGAGTGCGCAGGCCACGGTGACCACCCCGATTACCCCAGCACCATGTGCCTGGCGGCGGCCTACATCAAGGACACCGACATTCTGGGCCTCCTGAGCCCCGACAAGATCGAGGCAATCGAACTGCTCGCCCTGGACGAGCAAGAGCGCTTTGATGGCGATGGTGGGTACGATGAAGAATAAGCCGCCAAGCATTGGCTGGTGGCCAACCGGCCCGCATTGGTTGCGCTGGTGGGACGGTGAGCACTGGTCCTGGCCGTGCTTTGATTCTGATGGCATCTACGCCGTGACAGCCTACGGCAACCGGGTTGACAAGCACGCGAAGAACGTCGAGTGGTATCCACGGCCAGACTGGTGGCCAGAGAGGTCAAAGACATGAAAGACAGAGAAGAGTATTTCTGTCAAGCAGCGGCCCGCCAGAGCCTGTTCTGTGCCGTCTGGATCGTCGCCTTGGTGGCGCTGATTGCGTGCCTAACATGACGCACATCGGATGGATGGTCAGTGAGTCAGGCGTCTGCATCCTGCTCACTAGGCGCTGGGAGGAGAAGGAATACTGGGTGCGCCTTGGATGCACTGCGGTGCCGCTCTATGCGCTGTCCGCTGTGTAACGCACCGACCAGCGTGGTATCAACTCGCCACCAGCCTGACAACTCAACCAGAAGGAGAATGAATTGTTACAACAACCACCGGTTCACCACAATCGAACGACACGTCGATTTGCACGGTCGCTTGACGAAGCCTTTGGCGGCAGCGGGCACGCCATCACCCACTACCGCAACCGCTGGAGTTGGGCCAGCCGCGCCGCCGCCTTCATTGCATGGGTGCTGGCAATCGCTTACGGGGTGACGTTATGGACTTGAAGAGCCAGCTACTGCGCGAAGAAGGCGCCGAGTCCTGCGCGTACCAAGACAGCCTTGGGTACTGGACCATCGGCGTAGGCCGGCTGATCGACTCGCGCAAGGGCGGCGGGTTGTCGCCAGACGAGATCGACTACTTGCTTGAGAACGACATCAAGCGCAACTACGAAGCGGTACTGGCTGCGCTGCCTTGGATGGAGAAGTTGAACGATGCCCGCCAGGCTGTATTGATTGGAATGGCCTTCCAGATGGGTTTGAAAGGCCTGCTTCAATTCAAGCGCACGCTCGGCAGCATCGAGGACGGCCACTACAGCGAGGCCGCCGCAGAGATGATGGACAGCGCCTGGGCCAAGCAGACCTTTGGGCGGGCGGCTCGAATGGCCAGGCAGATGGAGACAGGCGAATGGCAATAGACCCACTCACCGCCGCACTAGACGCAGGCAAGACCATCATTGACAAGATATGGCCTGACGCTGGCGAGACCGAGCGCCAGAAGGTGCAGATGGCGCTGGCGATCTACGCCGGCCAGGTTGAGATCGTCAAGGCAGAAGCGCAGTCCGAGCATTGGATTGTGGCCGCCTGGCGACCCGTCCTGATGCTGACATTCGGTGGGTTGATCGTTGCCCGTTGGCTGGGCTGGTCTGCGCCCAACATCACAGAAGCGGAGATTTTGAAACTCTGGAGCATCGTGGAGTTCGGCCTTGGCGGCTACGTTGTTGGGCGCAGCGTCGAGAAGATAGCGCCAGCTATAGCGGGAGCGTTGAAGAAATGAACGAGAACATCAAAAGGCTAGCCGAGCAGGCTGGCATGAACATTAAAACAAACGTCATAGGCACGGCGCTGGTCTTTGGTACGTTTGAGGGTTACAAGACCTCGCATATCACTACCGAGGAGTTGGAAAAGTTTGCTAATCTCATCGTGCTGAAGTGCGCCCAAATAGTTGAAAACGAAGCGGCTCAATACGCTGCCCCAGTTTGGGCAGTTGAGCTAATAAATGACATGCACGAACACTTTGGGATTGAGCCATGACCGAGACCGAACGCAAGCTAGACCTCCTGCTAGGCGATGCCCTAGCAGAAAATGAGCGGCTGCGGCGCGAACTCAAGTACCAAGACGCCAGGGAAAACCACATCGGAACGCATGGCCCTGACTGCTGGGCATGGGGGCCGCGTCATTACGAGTGTGCGCTGCGGCACATAGGCGGCTCGAATGATGCATCCTGACACCGAACTGCTGATGCACCTAGCATCCAACCTAGTACGCGAGTACCCAAACGGTGTCAGCACGATTCAGATGCACCTGCGGATGGCGATCTCGCTGGACAAGGCCCGCAAGATATTGTGCTTTGCTCGCAAGGCTCGGCTGCTGGGCGTGGCCGGTAGCGGCGTCACCGCTCGATGGGCATCACCTGAGCGAGCAGCAGAGCTAGACGCTGGGCGCTGGACGAAGCGCAAGTTGCAACACAAGGCCTGTCGGGACCGTAGGACGGCAAAGATCGCTGCCCGCCAGGCCGCATCGGAACTGGCGCCAAAGCGGGTGGCCAAGCCGTTCAGGATCAACGCACCGAATTCAGTATGGCAACTGGCGGCGTTCCTGTGAGGCCGACCAAAGCCGCCATAGACGCGATCAGGGACGCCTACATGGCCGACGTCCTGACGATTCGCAAACACATCCTGGCGCTCAATGACCCGCATCTGGAGGACGCCTGGGCCGGGATAGAGACGTTTGCCGCCGTGGCGTTGCGGGTGATGGCCAAGACCAACCCGTCGAAGCTCAAGAGCGAGATGGTGACTGTGGGTATCTCGGTGCTGCTATGACCGATCAACTTTGCCGTCGAGCTTGTCGAAGATGCGCCCCAGCAGGTCGCGAATCTCTTTGAGGTCTGAGCGGTAATCGTCACGGGTGACGTAGGTCTTTGGTAGCTCTACCGACAGGCGGGTCAGATCGGACTGGAGCATCTTGACGGAAGTCCACAACTCCCTTGCGAACCAACCAGTAACCGCGCAAGAGACGCCAAGGCCAATGTCGATCAGGTGTTGAGGGTTCATCAGATCATCCTAGCAAGGAGTGGCACCGCCCCGCCAGCGCAGGTTGCCAGGGCATCAAGCCATTCTACTCCGTGCGTAGGGGTCAAGCCTGCTCTGATTGCGCGTTGGTTGGAGAGCCAGTCCAGCACCTCCTTGCCCACTGCGGCCAGCACCACCAAGCCATAGGCGGCGTCAGGGCGGCGCAGGATGGCTAGGGCGGCTAGGAAGATGAGCGAGCCGTAGAAGAAGTGGTTGGCCTTGTCGGCGGGCAGTTGGGGCATCATGGCCGCACCAGTACGGTTATAGTGGCGCTAAAGAACCACCTGAATTAAATGTGTGGATGGTGTTACCACCAGAAGTTGTAACCGTACCACCAGAGAATAATTGCGCGCCAGAGTAAGAGATGATGACTACGCCTGAGCCGCCTGAACCAGAAGTAGTTCCTGATGCCGACAAACCGCCACCACCACCGCCTGTGTTGGCCGTGCCTGATGTCGGGCTTGCCGAT